AAAAAAGGATCTTATTATTAAAGCATTCTTAGTTGAACAAGAAAACCAACTTATCTACTATGTAGTATTAAAGAATGACACAATAGATAATAGAGAAGTTTTTTTTTAATATTCTTGATCTTTATGAAGAACTTGGAATACAAGAAAACATAAATGTAGTTATCAAATTTTTGCCTGAACGAGTTATGGATCAAGCTAATCTTGAAGTTGAACTTAATTTTAGTTAATGCAGGCGCATGTTAATCAAGCATTACATAATGAGAATTTTATTAATGAATGCATAAAAAACCACCCAGATTCATTTTTTGATTGGAAAGTGACCGCATCGTTCTATACTGCGTTACACTTATTTAGAGCTTTTTGTGAATTAAGGGGTGTTGATCCAGGTAGAACCCACCAAGACATAGCAAATAATTTTGACCCTAAAAGGACCTCTAAGCCATTAACGAGTATTGCACCATTTGTTTGGAAAAATTACATCAGACTACAAAGATATTCCGAAAACGCAAGGTATGAAGTCTTCTTAGAGCCTGATGTAGAAAATGAAATCCAAAGGGGTAACTTTGGTCATTGCCTTACCCTCTTAAATGAATTGAAAAGTTTCTTTCATAAACAAGGGGTCCCATGCCAAAAAGACAAGGCGGCGTAAATAAATTCAAAAAACAACAATAGAATATATAACTATACATTTGCTTTAATAGTATTCTGATACGCGTTCTCTATTGTGATAGCTGACTGCCCATAACTCATACCCGTAACCTCCTGAGTTAACCTCGTTGCCAATGGTTGAAGATCAGTTTTTTTTATACTCTCCGGGCTTTACATCATGAAGTTTTAATTCATTAATCAAATCGTTAAGCTTCAATCTCAACCACGCCACTGCCTTATCATCTTTATCACCTGGAATAGCAAAAGTAATCAGGTCAACTGCCGGACTGTCAACATATGACTTAATCCTTTCGATAATTTGAACAATGTCAATTAGTTGAGGTTTGATCTCAGTAGGAATCTTATTCCATAACTTAACCAGAAAATCTTTGTAATTTTCTTTGAATACGCTGAACACTGCAGCCAGTATTTTTCCGATGAATGTTTTTTCTTTTGCCATTTTGATATTGTGTTTAAGTTGTCTCTTTGTTTGCTAATGAATCACTGATGATCTGATCTTTTTTTATTTGCCCCTTGCGAAGACCCAAAATAATATTGTAGAGTATTAGACATAGCCGCCACAATCGCAATTATAACCTGCGGATCAGCCTGCCTTTCACACAAAGTGATTATGAAAAAATAAAGGAAAGACGAGAAAACTACTACAGTTGCTAAAATTCCCTTGAAATTATCAGGGTTCCACTTTATCATAATTAAAATTCTATAAAGCCCTTTGCCGAGCTGATTAAACGTTTCTTTTTAAACACTCCTATTCCCTCCCGGCTACCATTATCATTTGTATTTCCTTCGATAGTTAGTACGTAAAGTCCATCTATACCATAAACTATTCCAGTATGTCCCAGTCCTTTGCCATAATCTAAAATCATAACCGAACCAACCGTCGGGACTTTAGATTTACGTCCTGTTGATGCCTCCCACTCTTTAAGTACCCCACCAGTTTTATAAAGAGGATTCTTTAAAGAAAGATCCTTGGCCGACTTGTTAAAACACCAGTAAACAAAAGCCATGCACCACGAATAACCCTTTCCTAATCCAACGGAAGACAAGTAGCTTTCAACTGCCGGGCCGTCATTTTTCCCTGTTGCTTCCCTTACCCCTACCTGAGATAAAGCGTATTTAATTGCTAAGTCACTGATTTTATCCATTCCCATTTAATCGCCTCCTTTCTTCGTTTATTTTTTTTTGTTGAATAGTAATAGTGCCTGATAGCCATTATGCCAGAAAGCACGGCTACCGCTGCTGCAGTAAGCGAAACATAAGCTTGTATATTGTCCATTATTATTGATATTGCTGCGGTAATCATTGATATTGTTGCGGTTATGTTCGCTGGTGATTTATGTTCCATATTCTTTAATCTTTGAAAATCTTTATCTTAAATACCGATGAGCTAAGATCTACAGTATTTGTAGAGCTATAATTTGAACATTCAACTGATACGGTATTAGGACCAACTACACGACCTGTTACCAAGAAGCCCGATCCAGATGTACTTCCCCCTATTATTACGGGATCACCTGCTACGGCCCCTGTAACTGTGACTTGTAAACTTGAAGAGGTTCCCGGCCCAGTAGACGGAAAATCTAACGTTGCCGAAGCAGTCAAAACTTTAGCATCTACATAAGCTTTGGTTACTGCTGAATTGGTTAATGTTGGAGTTGGCACTGTAACAGTCCCGCCAGAAGGTTGTAAGTTTAAATTGTATGCCGTGGCTGTGCCGTCAGATCTGTGCACCTGAATCCATGATTCACCGCTACCTGTAGCGCCCATATTAATACCGTAATTGGTGCTATTATTTGATACCGCAAAAGAACCACCGAAAGTACCCAACGTGGGAAGGTTTTCGCCAGTCCCCACAATATTAGACACGTGAAGCCTTGTCAAGGGGGTTAATGTAGTTACGCCTACGTTGCCGCCATTTGGGTTTAACAGTAAACTACTATATGTGCTCCCGAAAGTTCCAGCCTGTAAATACCCAAAATCCCCATTAAGGCTATAACCCAATGCTAATTGCTTATTCGGTGTCGTTATTGTTTTTAATAATAACTGTGCATCTTGCCAACCATTCACGCCGAAGTTTGTATTTGAACTTATATTAATTTTCTGATCAGTCGTATTCCCCCTAGCCGTGACACTTTGAAGCGTTTCGCCCCCTGATGGGATACCTAAGAATGTTCTAAGTGTTGAGGCTTGTATCGGCTTAACTTTACCTGCCGTAATGTCTTCTGCCAATATTGTTGCAGGGTTTGTTCCGAATGAAGTAAAGTCAGCCTGATCCCCTCCCCATAGTGTAGTACTTGCAGCATTACCCGTTGTATTAGCTCCAATTGTTTGACCTGTGGCAATATTCTCAGCTAATACAAATGATGTTGCAGCCGTGGGTGTGGGTATTGCTATCGGGTAACCTATACCAGCCACATTTTTTTGTATTTGAGTTGCAGATATCAATAAGTTGTCATTAATAGTCCCAAATGCTGTGCCTTGTGAAAATCTATTTATGCCACTGAATAATTTATTACCAGTAGCAGTTTCTGTGCCAGCCAAATGCATTACTAGGTTATCGTCAGCTTTGTTTGCTAACGCTGATATTGTGGCTGTTGATAGAGGCTTATTTAAATCAGATGTATTATCTACATTTCCGAGTCCTACGTCGCCTTTATTTAAAGTAACTATCCCTATTTTTCCTGCTACAGATGAAACTATATTGTTGTTGTCAACCTTGCCCCATGTAGACCCATTTGATATAACCCAGTCATTGATAGATAACGTTAACCCAACTTGAGTGCCCGGGGCAGATACAACATAATACCATCCTTTATTGCCAGATGCGGCTGCGGGTAGTGCTGGCGTATTAGTCCCCGCATCATATGTTCCTTGGTAATTAACCGCGCCAATTAAAGAGGCATTTATTTGAGATAATGGCACTTTACCACCTGCATCTAATCCAGCATAACCATTATTTTGTCCTTTCTCACTTTTCAGTTGATACGGCAATGTACCTGCAATTACATCATTTACAGTTGCTATCTGTCCTGCATTACCCGGCCACGCAGTAGTGTATTGACTTACTCCATTGTTAAAAAAGGTTATTCCCGAGACGTCAAATCTTCGTTCAAATACTCCGCCTAATAACCGTAGATTGTTTGTTGTTGCAAGTGTACTAGCGGTAATAGCCGAATTAGATGTCACATCACCTGTTAATGTCCCGCCTGTTTTATCAAGTTTGGCTTTCAAATCCTTAAACCGGGCAATACGTGACCAGCCTAAATCTACACCTTTATACTGCCATGGTATCGAATCGGGAAGCTGCCAGTACCACTGATTTGTTGTAAGTAATTTAAAATTAGGCCCTGGTGACGGAGGAGTCTCCTGAGCGAATGCCGTAATACCAATTAAGGTTATTAATAATGTTAAAATGTATCTTTTCATGATTAGTATATTAATATGTATCCATCACCGAAAACACCGTCAAGTGATATGCTTGTGATCTTACTCCCCGAAATTGTTTGAGTCTGACTTACTCCCGGTATCAGTGTATTTGTTGATCCTGAAATAGACCATACTTCTATGTGAGGATAAAGGCCAAATAAGGCTTGACGGTTATTTAAAGTAAAGTCTATTGTATAAGATCCTGTTGCGCCTGTATAAGAAATTACCTCGTCTTTTTTAGAATACCCTATTACCTTCCATGTATTGTTTGATAAAGTCGGCTCTGATACGTTGCCATCTGCCAAAGATTGAAAAATGTATTTAACACTTTCATCTGTATGTAAAACCAATCCCTGCTCATCTGTAGGCGTACTTACAGACCATTCAGGTATCACAGCTGTAGCTGCAGCAACCAGAGACATTACTTTTTCTAAATCCGGAATATCTCTTGGATTTGAAAACTCATGCCTTTCTTTATACCTGGCTAATGAAGAAATCATTACAGGATCATTAAGAATGATGTTTATCAATTCATTCGCCTGAGTCTGAGCTGTCCTAATATCGTGCTTTCCCATTCTTAAATTATAACATTTATAACAATGTGTTATAAATATAGGTAAAAAAATATTTATAGACCTTAATCAATCAATTTGATAATCGGAATTTCTATTAATGATCTTGGCGTTATGTCTACCGGGTCGCCATTTCCCAAATTTTGTGAAGTACCTGTTTGCTCCGGCTCAGACTCTCCATCCCCAACACCTCCGACTCTAACGATCGGCTTACCAGATCCTGAACCTGTTCGCCATGAACCAGAAGCCGCCTTTCCTATCGAGATACCAACGCCAACCGCTGGCAATTGTGCTTTTGTAAGATTTATTGTTTTCGCTCCTGTCGCTGTCCCCACCACCGGCATATTGTTATAATCAAACCCTATCGACACCATACCTTTCATATCGTCTGTGCCGTTTCGCCCATCTCTCCACGCCCAGCCAGCATAAGGCGTGTTTGCGTTACCTAATCCCGTTGCCAGGTTCCAATGTACAGCCAAATCGCCAGGTGTAACCTCTCGGTAAATAGCGCATGTTCCTTTTGCACCAAATACGCCAGTCGCAGGAGCTGGCCCAATTGGCACGGCAGCTTCATCCAGTTGCTTATATACTACATAAACATCTGTGTCAGCACCATCCAATCCAGAGATGTAAAGCGTGGTTGTGCCCCCGAATAGCCATTCAATAGTAAATGTGTTTTCTGTCTGGTCTACTGTGAAAGTGGCTATCTCTGCACCGCCAAGTGTTGTACCAACCTTAAGCACAAAAGTTGCAGGAGTACGTTTTGTAATCAAAATCTTTTCCAGATCTGAAAAATTGTTGAATTTTCCGGCTATTACCAGATTAGCAGATTGCCCATAATATCTAAGTACTTTTTGCATAGGAATAAATTCGGGGCCAGTTCCCGGGCCGGTTTGATATCTTTTAAAATTGTTTTCTATTGGCTGTATGTCAATTGATCCACCCATGAAATTATTATCCGGGTTTGTTTCATACTCATATTCTGCACCAGATACCACCTGATAAGGAATGTTATTGTATGACACCTGATCTACTGACTGAATCTGATTAATCTTATCAACTACCCATTCAGGAACCCCGTATTGATACCCGAGTTTAAATTTAAATACCCGGTAAGGTGTTGCTGATAGCTGAGTCGCATTTACTCTTTGATCGTTATAAACAACCCGAACGTTTTTAGGATTGAAATTCTGTATTGCAGATTGCACCCGAAATTCAAATTCAATACTGGTGTTAAATACTACGTTAAAATCATTCTCACTATGTTTATACTTTAACAGAATGGTATTTTCCTGAACGTCCTTGATGTCGATCCCTTCAGATACTAAAGGATGAACTGTCAAATCCGTATCAGTGTAAGAGAATGATGCTATATAACGACCCACTGGCAACCCTGTGAACGGAAAGGACAATTCATAAACTTTGAAAGTATAGCCAATAATGGTTGTATCCTTTAACGCCCATGATACAGAATTTGCAATTGCACCGGTTACCGGATCTGTAAATATCAAATCAGTCGGTGATTTTTCAAATAGGCCCTGTAACTTCAAAGTGTCTGATCTCTGCCACGGTTGAAAATAGCATTTTGGATTCTGGAAATTCAAAACTTGATTCACGGCAAAATTACCATCGAAGCCGAAGTTAATATCGCTCAAGTCTATAAACCTGAGCGGATTCAAAAGAGCTATTGTGTCTTCTATTTTTGCCATTATACTAAGTTTTGTAAGTCATTATCATTGGTTAACAGTAATTTGAATTCCTGTTCAGTATTCTTGGCTATATCAACAGATATTTCAAGAATGTACCCTTTCAGCTTAACATCATTCCATGTGAATGACACATAGCCAAAAGGCATTTTGTCTATTAACCACATGGAATTTACCGGCAGTTTAGCCGTGAATGTTGCTATGTATGGGAGAAAGTATTTACCGCTTAATGATGATATTGGTATGTTTTCATTCTCCTTTACCCTTACACCGTCTTTGATTGTCAATAATGCTGTGTTCTTGTCGCCAGATCCGAAATTAATATACCTTGTATCCAGCTTGTCAAGCATCGATCTCAGATATGGAGCATGGCGCAGCAGGTTCTTTTTAGGCGTTAAATTAAGATTATAAGCTGAGTCTTTAGAAATCAAGTCTTCAATGTGCGAATAAGAAGATCCTAATATTGGCCTGTAACTATCTCCATCTTTAAAACATTCAACCATAAATACATCGTTGTCGCTGCTAGTATCGCTTGTGTTTTTAATGATGTTATAATCTAACCTTAATTTTTCAATTCCAAATTGATCGGCCCTTGTTGGCGAGATCCAATCCTGTTGTTTTTGAATCCGTGTACTTGGCATTGCCCAGATCTGGCCCGAATTATACTCTTCACGACCGTCCTTATTATCCGTGTTACCATCTTCGTATCCTATTTTTACCGAATTAAAAACAAAAGACTCTGCAGCGGTTAATTTAAAATCTTTAACATTGCTTATATTTATAATTTCAATATTTCTGGCAAAATACGCCCCAGATTCAAGCCGAGCTACACCGTTTTCAAGCCCAAAAGCAGCATGCTCAAGACCGTTGAATGTTTTATAAAAATCTTTCCATGCAATAGATAGTTTAGCTCCACCAACCTCTCTGATTCCATCACCACATGTAAATATTAAGTTTTTCCAATTATTAGAAAGCATAAAAGATTCAACTTGTGTACCGGGTGTGATTCTTGCCATAATTCTTTTATAAAGATTAATTGCAGGAATACCTTTACAAATTGAAGGCGGTGAAGTTGTTGCATATGACACAGTAATATCACCTTCCTGCACAAATGTCACCAATGTCCTAGGCGGGTCATTTGGATCTGGTCTGATATAAAAAAATAATCTTTCATTATTACTAATAGAAAATGTCAAATTGATATTTACATCAAAATCAACTCTTTCATCATCCCTTAATCCCATTGAAGGACTGGTGTACAATACCTGTACAAAAGAGCCGGAATCATTTCTAATCTCTATAGTGAAATTTTGAATACTTCCTCCTGTAACTATTGTCTTTGTTGCAAAGCCTTTAATTCTTCCTACTATATTTAGATTAATAACTTCGGGTCTATTTCCCTTTACAAACCACCCATTCGAGTTATTAAATCCGTCATCATTTATATCTCCACCATCAACACCTTGCGCTAATACATATTGCGAAGAAAAACCGTTGGTAATAATCGGCATTGCTGGAATTCTTCTAGTAGCCCTGCCTTCCGTTGGGCTAAAAAAGTAGGTGGATTTTTCAGAAAACCCAATGCCAGGCAACACAATATCAACTATATCGGATCCGCGCAATTCATATTCATACTTCACCCCTTCAAAAGCCTTAATATTACGAGTAGCACCGCTTTCCATCAACGTTACACTAACATGATCTTTTAAATCTTCAAATTTCGAAAAATCAATATCACCTCTGAAAAAAGGTTTGTATTGCCAGCTTGCCTTGTTTAAAACTTCAACTTCTATTCTAACCTCCGCCTCAATGCCATATTTATAAAATGCTTGCCTTAAAATAGTAGCCCCATCTAAGACAAATTGTAAAGGCAGAGCAAGGGATCTTATCAAACCGAAGTAATCTTCACTACGCTTATAGGTTACTGTAGTATCTTTGTCCCATCCATCAGGGGCAAAGATTATTTCCGTTCGATTATTATCGAGGGTTAAGAAGTATCTAAAATCATTTGGCTGTGCTCCCATTAAAAGTTACGTTTTATATATTCGTTCATTGATGAAATCCTTTCACTATCTGCTAAGAATCCACGTTTACTATTTCTTTGTACAGGTTGTTTTATGTTATTTATCGCTTTAATAAGTTTTTCGTTACCATTTACTATAGTGTTTTGTAGTGGCAACAAGTCAACTTTTGTGGTTTGATTTAACAATAAATCCGGCTTGGCCACCATTCTGACAAGCTCATCATGAGGAATGATCTTAGTTCCCGCTTTTAAATCTTTAATATTTGGCTTATTGCTCCCTATGAAAGTATTTCCGTCTGGCTCAATGTATAATTCTGGCCCTAATTCATCTGTCCAGGCAAGACCCTCTTTGGAATTATCAGTACCGGTATAATATTTAGGTAGAGGTGTTGCTAGTACGGTAGCAATCTGGACAGCTCCAATAGCTGCCTGAGCAATAGCCAAAGGAATACCGAAGGGGAACCCAAATTCAGAATATGTTTTCATAACGGCCACTGCAGTGTTTCCGGCTATCTGAAAAATGTTAGCTGCTTTTTGGAATTTGGCTTGCCTTAATTGCTCATCTCTTTTTCTTTTTTCTAATACTTGCTGTTGTGCGTCGGCCCTTGCATTTATAATTGCAATTTTATCAGCCTTTTCAGCTTCAGTGTCAACACTACTGTTTACCTGCTCGATGTCTGCTTGTTTTTTCTTGTCGGCAGCGTCCATTTCGCCCTGTATCTCGTTAAGCCTACGTTCGTAAGTTGCATTTCCGAGCTGAACACCAAAATTAAATACCTCTTGACCCAGCTGCATAAGAGACGCATTAAGCTGTTTATTGCGTTCAGCTGTTTTTTCTAAATCCTTTATCTTGGCATCAGTAGTTTTTTTGCTTAATTCAATTTGAAGTTGAGCAAGTTTCTTCTCGTCGTCTGCAATAGCTTTATTTGCGCCAATACCCGCCCCCAAGTAGTTTTTTTCTAAATCAATTACTTTTTTAATAGCATCAATTTGAATTTGAATAGATTCGGCCGACGATTGATTGTCAATTTCAAGCAACTGCGAATCATATTGCTTTTTGGTAATGATTCCGGCTGCATATTGTTCTGCTAAAGCTTGGGCCGCCTCAGCACGATATTGTTCAATCTGCTGCAACTTTTCGCTGTTGCCTTCACGAATTGCTAATATTTCATCTTGCTCCTGCTTAGTAAATAAATCAAGAATAGCCTTGTTAGCTTCATCAGTTAACTTAATTCTTTGCTTATTGACTTCAATGTCAACTTTTTGATTTGCAGTAGCCTCTTCAGCTCTTGCCTGAGCAATGAGACCGGCAGATCCTCTGGCTTTTTTAATCTTTTCCTGTTCTGTCAGGTCGTTTACTTGTTTACTTAAGTTGGAGAAATTTTGAAGAGCAGCAAACCTTTCAACATATGATGCTTTTTCATTTTCAACTATAGCCTTTTGAGCGTCCCGCTCTGCAATTACTTTTGCTTTTTGAGTATCTATTGCGGATGTGTCTATCCTTTGCTTTTTTTCATTTTTATTTGAATCATCAGTAATTACCGCCCCAGCTAATATCTGTTTGGTAATATTTTGTTCTAGAGCTAGGTTTCTTTTCCCTAAAATTTCACGGTCTGTGGCTAAATTATAAATTCTTCTATCAGTATCTTCAACTAGCTTTTTCGCCTTATATAGTTCTGTTTCAGATACTATGTTAGTAGTGCTTGCGCCTGTTGAACTAGCTGATGAAACAGGTGTCTGAGACGCTTGACGAGATAACTCTTTTAGTTTAATCCTATTCTTAATTTGTTCTGCTTGCAAATCCGTCATCTGTTGTTCGTCATCAAGTTGACGGCTTGCGTTTTCTGCTATTTTATCCTGAGACGCTCTTGCTCTTGCAGTTGCAATAATGGATACTGACAACCTATTGTAAGCATCAGCAGCTTTCCCTGCCCTGAAATCTTCATTGCTGATGTTGCCTAAATAATCCGGATATTTTTTTTGCAGATCATCAATATATTTGTTTCTATCCCTAATAGAAAACGAAACATTTTGAGATGCATCATAAAGCGTTTTTAGTTGAACTATTTCTAATTGTGCATTTTGTGCGCCCTTCAAATTAACATCATTAAGCATTTTACGAGTTGCCAGCAACTGATCTATTTTCTTAGCAAATAAATCCAATGATGAAATGTATTTTATAATTGGCTCAGTGGCAAAACCAACTATAGTTCCAATTCCTACGCCTGGCAATATGTTAGCGATTTTCACCAATCCATTGTATGCCGAAGAAATTCCAGATCCATAATTACCAACATTACGCTGACTTCTACCCGTTGACTTTTCTAGAGTTTTAACTTGCTCGTCAAGCCCTCCTAGTATTTTTTGTAGTCGTTGCCCTGCAGCCGAAGCGCGCTCTGTTGGACTTTGATTGTCAAATATTGTATTTAACCTGATGAGAGCGGCTCGCCTCTGTTCTAGTGAACCTTTTACTGCATTTTGCTCTCTTACTTGGTTTTTTAATTCAGCAGTACTTCGTTGTATGTTGAATTTTTCCTCGGCAAGCAGAAATGCTTGTTGCTTTTTCGTAAGTGTATTAACCCTAGTTGCTTCTGTATTTTTTTTAACCTCTTCGGTATTAGTTCCTCTGGCTAAACTTAAGGCCGTAAGGCTGGACGCTACTTGTGCTTCAAGCTCTTGTTCTTCTGTTACAGCAGTCTTTAATCTTGCAGATCCGTCAATAGCATTATTATAGGCGTCAACTTCTGCCTGAGAATTTGAAATTACAGTTTTAGTCTTCTTTTCTATAGACGCAACTCTTTCGGCATCTGCTTTAATTGCCTTTTCTGCTGCTAAGGCATCCTTTGCCGCTCTTTTTTCATTATCAATTGCTGCTTTTGCATAAACTTGCTGTTTCTTGAATTCCGCAACCTCTACTTGCTTAGCTGAAATGGCCACTTTGTTGGCTAATATTTGCTGCTGCGCAATAGCCTTGTTTAATTCCCCTACTGTCTTACTACTGGCAATTACTGAATTTAACTTTTCAGCGGCCAAAATAGCATCTGATAATACTTTTACAACAATTCCCAGCTCTTCTTCAAGCTTTTTAAGCTGATCATATGCTTTCTGGTCAATTATTTCATTTATTTTCTGTTCGTTAGCCATTTGCCTGCGGTTTATTTTCCTGCTTAAACATTTCCAGGTAATTGATAAAGTTCATTACCGTTGATTCTTTGGCATTAATCCAGAAGCCCAGAAACTTGCTTAACTGAGCTATTAAGGCATCATAATCCTTTTCAGTTGCTTTACCTGCATCATTATCCAGTTTGTCAAACTCTGCCTGAGCTTCTGCCCGGCTCATAAGCAATGATTTAGCAGTAGATATGGTCATTTTTAAATCCTTATCCATTGATTCAGGGTTATACTGAAACATGAAGCCCATTGACCGGAGCATATCACACAACCTGACATCAAATTGCCGGGCAAGAAAACTGACTGCCTGTTGAATTACATATAGCTTACTGTTAAGCACTGTAATCTCTTTGATTAAAGAGAATACATGTTGACCCCTTGTATCGTTCGTAAGGGTCGTATACTCATCGAAAATAGTTTGCCAAGCCTCTTCCAGATTAACGTTTTTATTCCATGGCTTTTTAGGCTCTGAATACAGATACGCATGATCCTCGGTCACAACTATCTTTATAAAGTTGTATAGTGGTAAGTCACTACAAGAGCTATATATTTTTCGGTTACTTAACATCAGACAGTCGCTCATTAAATTCTAACTTTTCAGCTTCAGAAATCTTTCTTTCTAGATACATGATTGACTTAAATACAGTCTTACCTAACTGAGTATTGCGCTCCAATTCTGAGAATGACCAATAAGTTTTACGTAAAGACCTAACACGAACCTTCATCTCATCAAGTGACATTTTTTTCGGTATTGACAAGTACCAAAGCCAGCCAATAAACCCAATTGCTAAAGCACCAATTAAGGCAAGTATTATGTAAATAATATTCATATTATCTAAATGTTAAACCAGTTTTAAATGTTATATACCGCTGAATGGCCGAATAAAATACGCCTAAAGCGTAAACCTTTTTATTATCCTTAGTTAGCCCAAATATGGCGTCACCATAGTGTTTTTTTAATGCAGAGGACTTCATATTACTTGAATCCAATTCATAATCCGTACGGTTTGCTGACAGTGTGTAGTCCTGATAGAATTCACCAGTATCTTTCAAGTCGGGTTGGCCAAACCCTGGCCCCGGATTCCTCGAAAACTTTTTCCTTGCGTAAGAATCACTTTTATAGGGGGTCAGGAGATTGCCGTTTGCATCTATACCATGATTATACAGTTGTATCTGGTTGAGCAATATCATATCGGCTTTGGTTTGCATAATAATATCAGGAACCGCATTTGGCAGATCAATTGATTTTACTTTATTTAGCATTCCTTCTATTGTCATCTATACAAATTTAAAATAAAATATAACAATTATAACACATTGTTATAAATATAATATTACATTTGACTTATCCGAGTGGAAGCGGAATAAAAATCTTATAATTGCTGTTGTTTGGATTGGCGTCTTCCACCGCTGATTTAGATAGCAGCTTTTTTATTTATTATGGAAATCAACCCTACAGAGTTAAGACTCGGAAATCTTTTCATGGAAGAGAAAACCGGGCAGATTATCGAAGTGATTGAGCTGACAAAGGATAATATTACATTCTCTGGTAATTTTGAAAAGGAATGGCAAGCTACTGCAATCCCCTTAACAAAATCGACATGTATTAGATTAGGCTTTATAAAAGATGACGAGGGGGTTTATGATGGCTACTACCTATCCTATCAAGCAGGTAATAACATTCAAGTAACTATAGATCCTAAAACTATGGAAGTTGGGATTGCACTGCAATGGCGTGCAGAAGGAACCGGCATTTTCGGGGAGTGTAAGTATGTTCATCAATTACAAAACTTAATATTTGCTTTAACCGGTGAAGATTTAAAACTTAAATCATAAAGACTGGGCTTAAAAAACATGTTAAGCCCAGTCTATACCTTTTATTAACCTGGTTAGAGTTGCAGCCTCTGGACTGTTTTCAGCGGGTTGGTGGTTATAGATCCACTTTGCCATTGGTGGTAAGCTCATTAGGATAGATTCGATTCTTCCGTTTGTCTCCAAACCGAACTTTGTACCCGAATCATAGACCAGATTAAATTCAGCATAACGGCTTCTTCTTACGTATTGCCACTCCTGCTGAGCAGCTGTAAAGGCAGTATTTCTGTTTCTTTCAATCAGCTCAGTATACGCAGGAAGGAAGGAATTTCCTACAGCAAGAGAAAAATTGAACAACTGATCCCAGTCAAGACCGGTATTCTCCGGTTTTAGTCTGTCATAAAATATACCGCCTACTCCGCGGGTTTCTTCCCTGTGTTTAATATAGAAATAATCATCTGCCTGTTTTTTAAACTTCGGATAAAATGAAGTGTCAAATTCATCACAGGTTTGTTTGAGTAAATGATGAAAAAAACGCACGTCATTATCAATAACATAATGCGGGGTTAAATCTATACCACCCCCAAACCATCTGGTCTGTTCATCCATTTCAAAATAACGGATGTTCATATGAATAATAGGTACAAAAGGATTGGAAGGATGAATTACGATAGAAACACCAGTAGCAAAAAACTCATCATTATCGACTTTGAAAGCTTTTTTTACGGCCTCCGGTAATTTACCATATACAGCAGAGAAATTAACTCCACCTTTTTCAATTACATTTCCATGCTGAAAAACGCGTGTACGCCCACCGCCCCCACCCTCTCTGGTCCAGATCTCTTCTTCAAACTCTCCTTTACCGTCAACACGCGCCAATGTCTGGCTAATTTCGTCCTGGATCTTCTTATATGCTTCTACAACTTTATCTTTTAACATCATCGCTAAGTGAATATACGGGGCCAAAGTTAGGTTTTATAAATTAAAAAAGGTGTTGCCTCATCCAAGAACAACACCTCCAATCTAAACTACCATATGAAAAAACCTACCTCTTAACCTTTTCTTCCTTTTTGGGTGGTGAGATCTTATCCCACTCAGCAACTAAATCACGCAAGGGGTATATGTCCTTAAAGTGTTTCAAGAACTTTTCCTTGCCCGCTTTTAAAGCCCATTCTTTATTGAACCCAACTTCTCCCGGCTCGTGTCTCATTAGGCTACAGTTAACGGTTTACCTTCGTAACCTACAACACCAGCAGCAGTAAGTACAGAAACTGGCGCGGTACTTACGATAAATGGCCCTGCTACACTATAATCTGGATCAGTTGCATCAAGAGTAATAGTAAACGATTTTGAATTAGGATCTGCAGCCACAGAAGTAATCGTAATGTTCTTGCCGGCTTCAGTTACTACGAAGTTTCCTACGGCTGCCAGTTCAGTTGAGTATAAATCATACATGTCAATACCTGCGCATCCAGTTGTAAGCTTTACTTTTATAACATTGGTTACTCTTGGGGCCGCATTAGAAATTACAATATCTTGTAGACCGTTTAATCCTAACAGATCAACTAGATTTAGCTTTAAAAAAGCAATATTCTCATTGAAGTATGTAGGCATAAAGTTCACACGATAAGCATAAATAGTAGCCGTTTCATAGGTGGCTGCTTTAAGTTTATCAGTAAAAATATAGTTTGCCGGGATGCCTTTTAAGGATGTGCCTACTTTAGTTCCATACAGCATCCCCTGACCGTCTACTACTAAAAACTTCTGATTGCTATTGCCGTTGAACTTTCTGAGTTTATTGCTCAAACATAGCCCGCCTTTGGTAAACTGGAACGTCCAATCATACATACCATCATTTACAGGAGCCAGAGATCCGCTGCCAAAAGTTTGGAAAGCCGCGTCTGTGGAATTGTCTGTAAATGTTACCTGTACTGGAAAAGGATAAATTCTTAATGAAGGATTATCGTTAATAAGTGCCGCCCTTAAAGCTGCCATTACCGTTTCTGGTGAAGCCATTTGTACCTCAGTCAACTCGAAATTACTAGGTACAGCAATTAAGAACTGAAGCAGCTTAACGTCAACTGGGCAATCTGAAACGCCTGTATTAGCTCCGTTGGAGCTGCAAAGCGATGTGTTTAATATTGACATAATATTTGAAGTTTATACTACCTGTTTAGGGCAGTAGTTAATAAATACTTTTAATTTGATGTTTAATTCAATGCAATCGACCCAGTCGTTAAAGATGTTTCCTTCATTGCCCCATAGCCCGCTTTTACCCCAGTAATATCTATTTGTAACATCATGAGGTATCATTTCCTGCCCCGGCAACTGAAATACATCGCCTCTTAGACTAATTTGATGCATGAGCTCCAAATAAATAGGAGTCAGCACTGGTATAAAATTTGTTTTATCACGTTCATCAGCCGTCTGATTTGGATCTAAACACTCTCTGATAATAGCCATGTGGACATTAAATTCACCATAAATACCAGGTGACTTCCCTCTTTGAACAGTAGTATCTAAGAAAAAAGCAACTAAAGGGTATTTGTCAAACTTTGAAGATGTACCCACCTCATATTTACCAAGTGTGTTAACAATCTCTAAAGGATGACCGAAATGGTAATGAATCCCGGTAATAGCCTCATCATAAGCCTTTAGTTGAGGCAGTAGCTTTCTTGATACTTCTGCAACTATATCAGGGAAAGGGTCACGATGTAAATAGATAGGCTGTATCATAATCCAAGACTGTTTTTAAACTCATAAATGTTATCTATCCGAGATCTGTTACAGTAATTGCCCCACATTTCGTAAACCCATACCGTGTTCCTATGCGGATAATCAGGATAAATACTTCTATCTAAAGTGAATTTCCTAGCCATGTGTACCATATTATTCCATGATTTCGTACACTTATCTATGACATTAACAGGATTACTGTTTTCATTCTTTGATTTAACCTCACCTGTCCCAGACGTAAGTGTTATTTCGTTCTGCCTATAGTGGTAATACACGCAACAAACTAACATCTTCTTAAGGCTCGTGTTATCTCTAAGAAACAACCATTTAGGATCTATTGGCGCTAAAGCAAGTCCAGCAACAAACTCAGCGGCTAGGGCATCACCTAACAACGACTCCAAGAAAAGAGGTTCATATTCATCAATAAATACCTGTAATGATTCCCGAATACCAATATTTGATATCGCAGCTATATTTTGCTCTCCCTTAAAGTCGTTGTATGTGATGATTGACATTGAAATAATTTTACTCTGCTTTATCCGATTTTTCCCCTTTGTAGGTTTTAATTAATCCTTTTGCCTTCATAATTGCGGCAGTAGTTGGATGAACACTGTCTTTATCTCCCTTAACGTAGAAAGATCCATCTTTAATGATCTCAATTTCTACTAAGTCAGATTGACTGTTACCTTTGTAAGATGCTTGGCTCTTAACTAGGTCTTCTGTTGTGATTGGTTTTATTTCCTCTGCCATGATTATGCTGCTGGTTTTTCAATTGCAGTTTTAACAGCTGCAAAAGTTGATTTAACAAATGCCACTTTTTCATTTTCATAAATCCATAAGTGGAAGCGGCTTTCTCCAAGTATGGTATACATGTTACTCTCAAAATCTGATACAATTGTCGGCGTGCCCGCTACGTCAATTGTGTTGATACCCTGACCAATTCGGATGGTAAACACTTTGTATAAGTTATAGTGTAATCTATTCCAGTCACCCAGAATAAAAGATCCATCAGCAACAGTTCCATCAGATACTTCAACAACCTGTACTCCTGAAATTTTAGATCCATCAGGCAAAACAAAGGTTGGCAGGACATATTGCCCAAGTGTATCTTTAGTCGCCCCCATGTTGTATGAATCTGCAGAAGGAACCAATACCATGTTTGGAATAAACTTACCTTTCGATTGAATTTTAACAGCATAAATAGACGCTCTAATAGCATCAAAATTGGATGGCGTACTAGTAGAAGCAGCCATACCACCGGCAACAAACGCTGGCGCAAAAGAAGCTACCTTAGTGAAAATAGCAGACTGAACTGCCATGTCATGTTCATACTTAAGCTCATTCCTAATAGTCGACATGATAAAAGGAATGTCGTCTAGTGCTTCTTCTGATAATTTAGCTCTACCTGAAACCTTTTGAGCCTGAGAGTAATTCAGTTTGAAACTAATTGAAATTAATGGCTTTAACGCTCCCTCAGCAGTGATAGCCATTGTGCCCTGATTAGGCAGCTTATCCATAAAAGGAATAGTAGACTTATTGGTTCCGCCAGAGCTTAGGAATTTAATAATGTATTCAAGACCTCTAACATCTTCCGCATAGTCAGTCACCTGCTGATATACGTAGCTAACAGGGGTATTAACTCCTGCGGCATTGGTAATAGCACCTGTGGTAATGTTAACAGGAGCTTTAATTTCCATCTCAACGTCCCAATCCTTTTCTGATCCAGCTTGTTTTTTGGCTTCCGCTTTTACCTTTGGTAGAAACTCTACTAATCCTTTCTCGATTTCCTGGTACATCGCTTCGTCACCAAATACAGAAAAACCAAAATTAGATTTTGATTCTTTAATTTGGGCAACGTGTTCTTTCACCTCATCGAATTCGGCTTTCGATACTCCTTCTCTACCTTTTAACACTTCTGCCAGCTGAGTTTTAATTTCATCCTTTTGAGCATTAGTTAATTCTGTTTTTAAGCCTTCAACTGTGTCGTTAACCAGTTTTTCAAGCAAGCCTTTTTCATGAGTACGCTTATCGGCCGCATATTCGTCACGCTCTGCCGCAGTCATTTTACTCAATTCTTCGTCGTTTTTGTATTTAAACATCTTAATAAAGATTTGGGTTATAAAAATTGTTAATTACTTGAGTGCCCTGTGGCGAGTCAGTTTTATCTTCATCTGAAAGTGATTGCTCGGTTTTCAGGTTGTTGTCAATTGTTGGTGTTACGAAGTTGCTGCCAAATAAAACGGCAGATATTTCTACAAGCTTAGCTTCAAGGATTGCATAGAAGTACATTACGTCTTCTGCATCATCTTTATTTGCAATCATAGGGTAGTATTTATCCCAATTTGCTTTCTCTTCTTCTGCCCATTTTTCTGTACTATTCATGCAAACTCGTATATCTACATATTGCATCCCTACAGAGTGATTGTTAACCCACCCATTTTTATACTGATCAAACATATAAGGGTTTCTGGCGGCCTTTATAATTGAATCGGCCAAAAGAACTTGTGTATCTCCTTCGTATGGGGCTCCAAGATCCTTCCAAGCCATTGTTTTTGCGTAAACCTTTGCTTGATCATTTATCACGGCATCAAACCTTCTAACATGCTCCTGAAGATGCATCTTAGTATCTGAGGACTTAAGGGTTCTTTTCCAAATACCATCGATATGGACATCTCTGTGGCTATCTAAAAGATTCGTTGTATTACCAGCAATTCTTACTTTAATCTCAGTTGGATTATCAATAATAGCTTCATTACCTTTGATGACTATATTTTTTTAACGTCTCCTGATCAGCAAAAGAACATTCATATCCGTCTGTAAACTTAATAGCATCTTTCTTTAATGCAATTACTTGGCTTTTATTAGAAATAATCGCCTTAAGTAATTCATCATAAGTATTGAAACTCTTGTTTAGCTCTTTACAAAATATCATTTCCGTATAGGTTTATTAATGTACTTCAACTTTTCATTTATAGACTTCTTGATCTCTTCGGGAACTTCCTTTTTACCTTTGAATCGTTCAAGTGTTTCTATTGTTTTGTCCTGCTGTTCTTTGTGCTGATGCATAATCCAAGTGTGTTAATTCTAAATCTAGGATGGTGTTTATTTCAGGGATCTTAACCCCTGCCCTCATTAAATTCAATAAGCTTTCCGTCTTTATTTTCTCTGTTTCAGCTCTTTCCTTTGCAAATGCCTGCATAAACGGCAGATGCTCCCAGTCGATAACTATTGACTTATCAGTGTAACCAAAGAACCTTTCAAGCTCTCCGCATAACTGATCACCGGAAGGCTGCAAAGAATAACTAACATGTGCCCCTCTTGACTTCTCTTGATTCTCGAAAGTAGCTCCCTGCAAATTGGCCTCTAATACTTCTTTTGGTATATCGTACATAGAACCGATCAAGAAATAATCAGCTAAATAAGACTCGTCAAGCTTTAAATTACCTATGTTATCAACGAACCGTTTAATATCAATCATGCTTTTTATAGCATGGACATTTTTATGCCCGTTTATTTTAGTTTCTATAGTGAGTTTCTCATCATTACTTAGTGGCAACTTATTAACGTCACTAGGGTCTGCAGTACCAGCAACTAAGAATTTGCCGGAATACCTAACATTTATGTTTTTACTATCTAAAGCAGTATCAGAATTTGAAATTATTTTATAGAGCGCAGTAAGTTTGCTATGCCCCCTGAACCAGTCCCCCGTACCATTAGTCAGATCTGGTACATGTATAATATTCCCCCATTTAAAAGATGTTGCTGGCGAGTATTTGTAATTGTAGGCTATATTATAATTATTTATAGTTTCTATTGATGATTTGGATAGTATTATCCTATCTCGCTGCTTCAACATGTCCTCCGGAAAAACCATCTTAGAGCTATCAAGAAAATAAAGCTTATTTCCTTCGTTGGTTACGATTTTACTGTCGCCATAGCAGTATGCATTACCGATCATTTTCCAGAACATATAATCCCATTTAAACTGTGATTCTTGCTGAAATGGATTAGGCCTTTTGATTAAATCCAGAAATGGGTCTGATTTTAATGCTTTGCCATTCTGGTAAACATACATTTTACCAAGGGCAAACATGTTGCACTGCAATGAGAATACTTTAAGTACTGCCGGGTTTGCGAACACTAACGCTACTTTCCGTAAATCATCCCCTATCTCATTGAAATCTGTTATAGGATCGACAAATCGGCTTGAATAGCTTTCAAAGAAAATGGGATTGACAAACTTGTCAAGTCCGGTAAAATTAGCAATAGACTTCTGAATCCAGTTCAATACCTTATGAGATTACAATGTTCAATTTATAACATTTATAACAATGTGTTATAAAATTAGATATATTTATTTTAAAAACAGAATTTTTATTAAATGTTTTTGATTATGCCTTCTGAAAACATATACTGAGTAGCATAGGCAATACCGTCAATTGTGTGGTTATCCTGATCTATTGGCTTTTCAAGCAACACGCCATTCGTGTCTTTATCGTAGCAATAGCCTTCTTGTTCGGCTTCAATATTCTTGCTGTCGTCCGTATAAAATATATTCAGCCCGGATAGCACGCCAATTCTATTTACCAAGTCAATCTTCCCTCCAACTGCTATGGCATATTCCCAACCGGCCCGCCTTAATGATCTGATCTTATTAGGCCTGTTATTATCACATACGATTACAGCGTCGTAAGGTATCCCAAGTTTTTTAAACATATAGGACACTAATCCGTCATGTCTTTCGTCACCCTCTCCTGATTCAGCACCTCTAATCGATTGCAATAACGAAGGTGACATGTTACGCTCAATCTCGTTTTCGCTGGCATAGTTCAGCTCTCTTGTGTATAGATTACCATCGTGATATTTAAGACCGATAATTGCCCATGGGTCAACCTTACCCCAGTCAGTAGCAAAATACTCCGTTACATTTAAACTTAAATAAAAACTCAATGTGCATGGTTTCCAGATGTAAATACGCCCTTCTACTTGACCAACTTCACCTAGTCCATATACGCGCCACATATTAGCCCAGTACTGATTGATGACTATCAGTTCACCGTTTTCGTTTACAGCGTAACCCTCTGTATCACCTGGTGCGTAGCCGAGCTTTTTATAACGGAGGATCTCGGATCTTTCTTCCGTACTTAAGAACTCGTTATCTAAGAATGTCAGTTTAATGAAGTCGCAATCATCACGAGTCATAACCTCAGTATGGAACCAGAATTTCTTATTCGGGTTAAAATCTATGATAACCTGTTTTGCTCTTGATGTTAATTCTCTGTAAGTGTCGAATTTAACCTTGTTGCCCTCATTGATAAACATTATATCAGAACGAAGGCCCTTGCCTATATCAGCTTTATCGAGTCCTATAAACTTAATGAATGATCCATTAGGGAATCTATAAAGCGTTCCGTCAACCCATCTGTATCGCTCAAAAATCCCGAACAGGTTCATTATCTTAACAAAATCCTTTATAACAGTAATACGCATCTTTGACAACTCGTCTGATGCTACATATATCTCTTTGTTGGGATGGCTTGACGCGTGGTTGCATAGCAATTGCAGGATAGCGTAAGTTTTACCAGCTCCCTGACCGCCTTGAATTCCTTTGATTCTTTTCTTTAGCCCAGATATTTTACGTAGTGCTGTCGTCGGCTGTATCATCAGTTGAGCTATCTAAAGGATCAATATTCATAAGAGGGATATTTGTTACTTCATTCTGGATCTTGTCAGCTAATCCTAAATCCCGTGCAATGATGCTATGGTTATATACTCCAATTGCAGCATTTTCAAACTTCTGCTGAAAAACTGTTTCCTCTATATTATAAATGACCGTGTTATAATCTTTTTCTCCATCAGGCAATTGAGCTTTAAAAGTTCTGAAATATCCTGTATTACAGTTCATATAAAGACAAAGACCATGCATTGTAAATGGACGCTGAATCTTTTGCTTGCCTCCGAAAGACCTTGGATCAAGAATCGGATTATCTACACACCAATTGAAATACTCACATGCAGCATCCCACATTAAGGTAGGAGAACCAAATAACTTCTCTCTACCGTGTTTACTTCTGAACTCCCAAAATCTATTACCTTTAGGTGCTCCCATTACATGACTCCTTTCTTGTTAAGATCTTTGTACTTATCTATTATTTCAATCAGCTCATACCTATCCCATTTTTGGCTCATATGCATATTATCTTCCAGAATGCTTAATTGATCCTGCCCTATCTTCTTTAGAAGGTTAACCCGATACTTTATCAGGTTGCCGGACAAGTGACAATTGCAAGCCATACATTGACCGTGTACGTTATCTTCGTTAAATCTTAAATATGAGTGATGCCCGGCAGAGAAGTAATGACCTGCTTGCATTTTATCTGGATGTTTCCACTTATTACATGAAATGCAAATGAAATAGCCGTCTTTCATATCCCTTGCTCTTATAAAGGCATTGAAATGCTTCTGTGCTATTTGTAGCAGCTGTGGTACTGATTTTTTGTCGTAAACACTCATCAATACAAATATAACAAAAATAACACATTGTTATATTTTATAAATATTATAGATTTTTATCACCGATTTTCCGGTTAAAACTCCTTAGCTAAAACGATAGAAATTATAAATCTTGAATCCCTTGACTATTTGCTAATTTCCTTAGTAATTTTGTCAAATGGGAATCAGTCATTACGGAAGACAGAGAGGGGACAATGTGAGGTTAAGGCCACTGGTTAAGGAGGCTTTACTTGCAAAGTGCTGGCTGTTCGATAAAGTTACGGGTGCCTGGTGGTTGCCATGGGAGTTTGAAGAGAGGTATTTTGATAAGGAGCTGTGCAACCATGATATAGACGAGTTACTGGAAAATGTTATTGTACGGCCTTTTGATTCCGGAGTGCGGGCAGCTGAGAAGCAAATCATTAATGCCGGCATAGAGTATTCCCGTATGATCATTGATTTAAAGAATAAGCTGGAGGATTTTAAACGGAAAGACATTGAATTCAGAGAAGGTCTCAAACAAAGAGGATTTAAATAACGATAATATTGATCCGGTGTTGGTTGATCTGATAGGCGAAATGATAGACAGGCACGAGAATAATTCTTAATGGATAAATTTACTTTAACGCTCAACGACAAGACCATTACCGTATCACAGATACGCGGACAGTCTAATCTATTCATGGTACAGTTCGACATGTCGTTTGCTGGGTATATTGATACCTCTGTTGATGTTTCAGTCTCTGGCAATACTCATCTAACCAGAGAGGAAGAAACAGCACTGAGGGATGAGATTAAAGCCAGGGGTTAGTCTGTTTTATGTGGTTCTGGTGCCGCATAATCATTATCAAACAACCATTCGCTTAAATCTTCATCACTTGATAATTCCTTTACATCCTTTAAAGCATCCCTTAGCACTTTAAGTTCACCGGTCATTGAATTAATCCAAGATCTTAATTGTTCATCATGGCGTTTCAGTGTTGTTACCTCATCGCTAACCCCATTGAAAGCATTATCCCTGTACGGCTGAACTTCTTTTTCGAGTTCTTTGATTCTGTTCAACAAATGAACCTCTTCTCTATTTCCAGCTTTAAAAGCTAATTTGTGAATTTGAAAAAGATTTTTTGTTTTATATAAATTAACTTTTTCTTGATGATCCGTTTCGCTTACGTGCTCCCCCTGTTCTATCAGGTAGGTTTTGAATTTTGAAAGGATGTCAGGTATACTTTTGTTACCATCGCCTAATCCTATAACTTCTCCGGAGAAAAGACCTATTGACTCACAAAAAGCCTTTTCAATTTTATATTCTTCTGGTTCTTTCATTTTATAGTTTTTTTTATTTAAGTGTTATTCTGAAAGCGCATAGTATTTCGGTGCCACACCATAGAATATGCTTTCTCCCGTCTTTAGGCGTGAATACTATACCAAAAGTGATATTCGCATTATGTTCTTTAATAAAATCAAGCAACTTTTCATGTCTACTGGTTACATTTATAACAGTCATATCCTAATAAATTGGTGGTAAATCTTTAACAATTGGTTTCCAGTGGGTGACACTGTTATAGCTCGATAAATGACGAGTCCCATCACTTACAATATGGAAAAAACACCATTTATCTTTATCGTAAAAAGCTTGTCTATATCCTTTAAGACCATCAACAACAATTAAGTACTCTTTAGTTCTGTCAGTTGGCAAATCATCTTCGCTTTCAATTTTTTGCCAGCCGTTATTGTCTTCGATGCCGTTAAGTGAAATTGGTCTTATGAATGTGGTATTGCCTATGTTTTTAGTTTGATATGAATCTGGCAATGGCATTAAATCTATGCAATTCCATGGAGCCCACCCATCAGTGTCAGAAACACTACTGTTATATTTGTTCCCGTAAGCCTCTTTAATCTTTTCTAATTTAGTCATGGCGTTATTATTTCTGTGTTTAAAATTGATATTCTTTGACTATTAAAGTCTGCATTCCATTGCCCTGATGTCTGTCTTAATTTTTCACTTGCATCTTTCAAAGCCCGTTCAGCACATTGTCGGCCGTACTGTCTTAGCATCGCAGTTAAATCGACCAATAGAGTTCCGTTTATAGAATTAGAAGAAAGGATGTGCTCTACGTTATCCCTATTTAATTTTAATGATTTTGCGTATTCGATTGCTGTCTTCATAACCCTTTAGCGTTTAGTAGTGCTGTTTCTGAAACTTTTTTATAATTATCTTTCATGTAGTCCGGCTTTATTGGCCAGAAATGCCAGCCTTGATCTTCTGAATATCCTTTCATTATGAAATCACCAGAAACTACGATTTGCATTCCTTCGCCACTTTCAGGAGTTTTTAAAAGAATAGATCCATCTAAACCTCGTTTGCCACAACACCATTCCATTAACTCTTCTCTGTTTTTCTCTGTAAGTTGCCTAGCCTCCCTAGGCTCAACTTCTTTTTTTACATATAATCCCATTTTATCTTTCTGTTCCGTTTAAAAAGTGATTTACTACTGTTTGAACTATTTCGAATGCTTCTTTATAGTTCCCATTTATTACTGTTATTTCTTGTATTTCCTCCAACGCCTCAATAAGCGGGGCTGTGTGTTGGTTAGTGTGTTCTTCCATTCCATCAGTGGCCGGCTTTCTATGCTTGCCCATGATATAATAAAAATCGCCTAATCTTTCGATCAATATTTCTTCTGCTGTCTTTTTCATTTTACTTATGGTTTATAACCGTTTTTCTTTAAAAAATTATTAATGTTCCTGATATGTCTTATCCAGTGTTTATCTGGATCTCCATTAATAGGGTCGTCAACATCGCCACCTCCACCTAACATAGCTTCAATGTCGTCTTTCATCTTCTTTATGCTTTGTAACTGAGCCATAGTAATTTCTACTTTCATCTTACTTGTTTTAATTGTGGCTGAATTGCCGGGGGTTAGTTAAATCTTATACCTACTAATCTGCCATTAATTGGCATACCGTCGCTTAGTCTATCGCACTCTATCTCCGCAATTTTTGTGTCATCCCAATTGCCTTTACATAGCTTCCAAAGCGAATCAATCTTATCCTGTGGCATATCTATGATAGCATGAAAAGTATCTTTATCGGTATTTAAATGTTCTAATGTTGCTGATTTTGGCCTACTTAGGCCAACTAATTTAAAATCGTGCTTTTCCATCTTCCTTGTTGTTATCCCCTCTTATGGGGTGGTTAAAACTGTATTTGGATTGAATATTTTCAATTCATTACCATTATCGAATACTATGTTATAAAACCATCTGTCACCACTGCCCATTGCTTGGTGTTCCTCAATGGTCACAACACCATTAACGCCAACATGATATTCATCAGCACAGTCAATTGTTTGATGACCATCACTTACGACACGCCAGTTATATGTTACGTTTATTATTCCCATTTCTTTGTGTATTTACCCCTTTGCAGGGAGTGAGTTAACTTAAAAAACCTATCTCTTTTAATATGTCTACTTCTAGGCCGGTTATTGATTCTTTGTCAATCTCGCCAGTCATGCCATTGTGCCCAGCAGAATAATCATAGTGATCTACATAATCTATTTCATGGGAGCATGAAACTTCTGAACTTGCTTTATAAAGTGTGTATTTTACAGCTTGAATTGTAAATATTTTCAAAACAGTATGATGATACAATCTATCTTCTGTTTCTTGGTCTTGCAAATCAAGGGTCTTTAGCGAAATTCTTACCCTTTCTTTTATTTGCTCTAATGATTCAATTACCATCTTCTTTTATTTTAGCCCTTCCGGGAGTGATTTAAATTACCCGTTACAGTCTTCGCAACAGCTACATTTCATCTTTTGGCTGTATACCAATTCTGAAGAATTGACAACTTCACCACAACAAGAACACATCTGTTTATCATTACTATCATAATCATCCATCATTGATGAATAGATAAGATCATCTGCAAAATCTCCCATTTTTTTTTATTTATGTTATGCCCTATGGGCGGTTAGTTAAAGTACAGCCCCGTCAAGAGCGTATATAATTGCAGCGTTTATATCTTCCAAGTCTTCCCAAGAATTACAAGCGTAACACCCTCTTGGATCTGTAACTTCAATATGGTATCTGGTTAACTGGATATCTTTTGACTTACCATGACCATGATCATCAGTAACATAAATGCTGTGATTCTTGTAATAACCAGAAAAAGTATGCTCATCATTATGAGTAATATTTCTGGTTTGAATTATTCTTCCTGCTATTTTCATTTCCTTATTTGTTAGCCCGAAGGCGGTTAGTTATCCAGCAACCATTGAGTTACTTCTTTTTCTTCTTCCTCGTTTAAATTCCAACAAGTTTCTTCCTTGTTATCGTACACCGGGCAATCGTATTGCCATCTATTTTGATAGTATGCCATTTCCTTATTTGTTATCCGCTTTAGCGGGGGTAGTGATTAATTTGCACCTGAAAACCCCGAACCATTTACGGTGTCGGGGTGGATTGTTAAATGGCGATGTAGAGCTTATCTAACCACTCTTTTACCTCTTCGTGAGTGAAAGGCTGTTCTTCGCCAATTCCCAGGTGAGTTGTCTTCTCTGAATTTGCCGCTTCAAGTGCTCTGTAAGTATCAGAGAATAATGACATCAGGAATAACTTCTCTCTTTTAGACTCAATTAAGATGTTTAGCGAACTTTTCTGAGAGGTCTTTGTTTTAAAATGAATTACTTTCATATTCGTTTGATTGATTTGTTAATTCAAATGTATAACTTTAATTATACATTATCAAGTATTTTGTATAATTTTTATTATGCAATTTATTTTATACTTTTGCTTTATGACAGTTGAAGAATATTTAAGAACAGGACCTGTTGATTTATCTTATGTCGCTCAAAGGATGTGGCCAGATAATAAAAACGCTAAAGTGTACATGAGTATGAAGCTTAACGGCAAAAGGCCATTTACCAAGAAAGATGCAGAGTCAGCAATCGAAGTTCTAAAGAGTCTATCAGATAATATATCTAACTTAACAATTGATTAGTGAGACATAAAACGGTTATCCGTACTTCAATTATAACATACGGCCAGATAATCAATCACATTCCCTGTGTCTTGGTCAATCTCTTTCACTATCTGGCCATTAACCCAGGTACCCATCTGTTCAGCTATAGACTCAGCTTTATCCCATGATTCGGCTATAATGGTTATGTCTCCGAATATTTCCCCGTTAACAATCCGGTAAGATTCAAATTTCATGGCCGGTAAACATTAAATGGGTTAACACTTGTGTGAGGCTCTGGCTTTATTGATACCTGGTATAATCTGCAAGCCAGAATAAAGAGTATCAGAACGACGATTGCGATTAGCTTTTTCATATGCATTTAATTAATTCGTTTTCACTTTTGATCACAAAAAACAGATCAACTTGTTTATCCCACAGGAGGCTTAATTCTATCCGTTTATTTCTTATAGACTCTTCTAACTCTGAAAGACATTCAAGGTGAAATGCATGCTTATGATAGCAAAAGACTTTATTCAGCTCCTCTATTTCTGAACCTAGATCTTTACACCTCATAGCGTTATAGTTGTAGAGAATTTGAATGTTATCCATAATACATTAATTAAAATATCTCATTGCTTGCATTCCGGCCCACATGCCCATTGGTATAGGAACTGCATTTCCAATCAATTTATATGAGCTACGTTTATCTGGAAAAACAAATCCTTCAGGAAATCCCTGCAATCTTGCATATTCTCTAATTGTAAAGGGTCTTACACCATGTTTTGCATTAGAGTCCTTAACCATACGAGTACCCAAATCCTTTGCGTAATGCGCAACACATGTGGGGGCATACGCTCCAGGCTGGTCAGGATCCACGATAATTGGCTTATCTCTATATTTACCATTTAACCTTGCAATCAAGCTATCAGTCATTTCATACACTGGGTCTTTTTCAAGAATATCTTTTATTCTTAATCTGCGTAAAGCTGGCTGAGGATGAGATATAAAGAAAGGTTTTTTAGTTCCGATGATAATCAGTCTATCTCTACGTTGTGGCAACCAGTTCAAAGCACTCACAGGGCAAATAACGTTTACATAATAACCCGGTAACTTAGTCATCGCTTCCATAACTACCTCAAACTTTTTCATGCCAGGGACATTTTCAACTATATACATTTCTGGCTGACGAATAGCGATGTGCCGGAAGAAATGAAGAAACAAGTCATCACCAGTACGCGTGCCGTGAATATCTGCAATTGTCGAATACTTAGTACATGGATATGTACCTACTATAATGTCTGATTGGCTCTGATCCATAACCTTGATGTCCTTTATGTCTCTGTGTATTATCTTATGAGAAATAAATCCGCTATTCATTTTAAGACAATCTATTGCATCCTGATCCAGATCTAAGGATTGAAGCACATCTACCCCGGCCTCCTTAAGTCCTAATTCCATACCTGCGGCTCCAGAAAAATAGCCGTTCGCTGTTGGTCTATACATAATTAAACAATTGACATTTGAATGTTATACCCGAACTTAGCACAAAGCTCCATCAGGTACTTATTTTCTCTAGCCAGATCAATTGTATCTGGCGTTACACTAACTTCCCTGTTATGTGAATTAACAATAAAGTGCTTTTTCACTATTCCGTGGAGATAATATCTTCTGCTATGGTCTTTTTTGGAGAGTAGGCTTTTCATGATACATCATTTACGTTTCTTAAATAGACAACCCGGGTAGATCCTTTTAAGACCTTAACCTTACACGAGTTTTTAACCTGACCGTTAAGCATGCCAGATGCTTCACAGGCTTCAAATTTCTCATGGGACTCTTGCCTTAAGAACTGAAAAACTGTACTTGACTTACTTGCTGCTTTCTGGAACCTGTCGCCCTCCTTCAGCTGATTTACTGTAGTTAATAATCCCCTTTTCATTTTGATTGATTTTAAGCTGGTACACTTGTTAATTATTTTGGCTGTTTTGAAAGCCAGTACTTTTTATATCTCCTGCCGTTGGGGGAAGTAACCCACTCTCTGATAATATTCATAGTCTTTTTAAGAATTGCTAGGTAGTGTCTTCCTTCGTAGGTGTTAACTGTTCTCTTGATAGAAATCACAGTTACAACTTTGCCAGATTCGAGCATTTCTTTAATCTTCTGTAGGTTCTTTGCACACCGTGGCGTTTCGATTAGTTCTTCCATGACTTTAGTTTTTAGAATATTTATCAGCATCTACCAAGTCATCCATTGAGCTGACTTTCCTTATTTTGCTGTAATCGTGATTAAACTCAATACTTCCTCCATTATCGATGTAATTTTTACCATACTGGATAAATGCTCCCGGGTCTTTCTTAGCAAATTCTCTGATGATAATCACATCTGATATTTTCATGCTGTCAAATACTTTGAAAGCTTGCTCTTGAATGTTCATAATCCTTGGATTTGTTTATTTAGATTTACTATTTGCGTTTCTAATACCTCAATTTTTTTTATCCTTTTCGGCTTGCTGATCATACATTTTTTGCATAACTAATCTGAACTGTTTATTTCTTTCAGCAGACACGGTGAATGCATCAAGTGTATTTATTAGTATTTTAAGTCTTTCTTGTTGACGTCTACTATTAGGCGTTTCTTTCTTTTCCTTGTGAAATTTAACCAGGTCGCTTTCCATTTCTACGATAACACCCATAGCAAGCATTATTTTTAATGAAGGCTCTACAGCATCATAATAATGTCCCAGATAAACCTCTGACAGCTCCCAATAATATTTCTCTATTTCAGACAGATTTTTCATTAGAACAATTGGTTTGGGTGTATCCCGAAGTCAGGTCTTAGTACATTTTCATTGCTTTCGTGATCAAACGCAAATTTCTTATAACCATCAATTAACTCGTAGTATCTGTTTTTAGTCCAATCAAAATACAACGATGTTGCGCCTTTCTTGGCGGTGCCTTTAGGCTTTGCCTTTAAAATTTTGATTATAACTTCGTTCTCCATAAATGGCATTCCTGTAGCAGGATTAATAGTTAAGCTAACTTTTCCATTTTCCCGGTTATGCTCTGGACGCCAAACTGCCACAACATTAAAAGCTCGTCTTCCCCATACTTGACCACCAGCAAAACTGTTTAGATTTGGTATGGCAGAACAGTATACATCTTGCCCGGACTCATCTTTCAAAACTATTGGCGGTAAGTCTTTAGCATGGGTTACAATATTGTTGTGCCATTTGTTATTAATAGCTTCTTGTCGTACTTTTTTTAAAGCCCATGCCAGATACTTATCCTCACGACCACCGAACTTTACTAAATCTTCTTCTAGATCATTGAAAGGGTCTAAAGATGTTGTTTGAAGTTTAATATTTAATTCTTTTTCAAGGCTTTTCCAGTACTCATAAAAGCTTTCTATATTATGTTCAGTGTCATCAGCATCAACCAAAAAAAAGTGTTCATCTAGCCAGTTTATGGCGTTGTAAATTTCCTTTTCAGAAGGTGAATAGGGATTTGATTTGAAGAATGGCTTCCTTAAATATTTGCTTACAAGCTCCCCAATTACATCAGTCATATTTCCTATTTCACCAGAATAAACACCGTGTTTCCATCCAAAATGCTCAGACTGGTTAAACTTCATTTCCATTTCCATCTCAGTTTTACCTGCACCAGCAAAGCCCAAAAAGAAAGTAGAATACCCTAATTTGAAACTTAAAAGTTCGTCTAAGCACTTAAATCCGGTATTATGACCTCGTTGAACGCCTGATTGATAATGCTCCAATACGCTTTCTGTGTAATCTGATATTCGCTTTCTCATTCGGTTAAAAAGTTTTTATTTGATGATTGATCCACCACAGCAGACCTTTGGAAAGATTTTGCTTTTACTGATTTTTGTTTTAGCGATAAACCCACTGATTTAAAACTATTTCTGAGGTGCATTTCGTCATTAAAAGCATAAAAATTATACTCTTCATCCAGTTTATTCATTACAGAATCCTTGTTAATTCCCTTCAAAACAGTCATTAATAATTGCTCACAAGAAGAAAGCAGATATTGCTGAACATACTCACTGGGCAATAACCTATGCAATACGCCAGAAATTGTTATAAAATCTTCACGTACTTTTTTATTTATAATAGAAGAAGAAGATGAAGGGGTTGCATTTTGCTTACCTATTTGCTTGCGTTTT